ACATTCAAAATTATTGAAGTTGAAGAATAAGTAGCAGGAATTGTGTTTCCTTGTCCTGCTAATTGAACGGTTCCTGGTGTTCCCAAGAATGTTTCAAGCCCTGTTGCTCCTATTTGAGATGTGTATGGATTATTAGTGAATATACTGGTTGGAGCATTATAAGGACCTTCTTTGTGATTACTTTGAGCAACTCTAAAAGTAATTCGTGGATTAGAAAATCCAATAACTGGTTGAATACCAGTGTCTCTTGTTACGCCAATAACTGTTTCTCCTACTTGGAATGATCCAGTAATCATTGAAATTTCAAGAAGTTTTGGAACACAGTATTTTGTTACATTAACACCATCAAAGAAAGCATAAATTTGAGTAAGTGGTTTTAATTTTTTAGAAACAAATTGAACATTTCTAGATCTCATAAATGCAATAATTTCTCTATTAACAACTCTATCACCAACGGATTGCATATCAAACTGTTCTGTAATTACCGTTCTAGATCCAGTTCTAGTTGATGTTCCGGTATCAATTACTTCTCTGAAAGAATCTTCAAAAGTGGTGTCTGTTGTGGTTTCTGTAAATGTTCTTGTTCTACGTCGTCCACCACGCCCCTGCCGTTGTGTGGGTCCAAACGCATCACCTCTCACTTCTCTTGTTCTGGTTGTGTCAATAATTTCTCGTCCAGTCCAAACGGTTTCCCATGCGTTCCATAAAATAGGACTTAATCCAGTTTGCGGGTCTAATCCTATTGTTCTCTGTGCATTAGCAATTGTTTCTGTATAATTTCCTTCAGTATTAATAATCTTTGCTTCAATTCTTGCGGTGTCCACCCAAGTATCTGAAGAGGGCGTTAATTCCAGAGTTGCCTGCCAGAAACTTACAAGAAATGGAGTGATACTTTCAGTTCTAGTTGCAAAAGTTTGCTTTAACCACTCAATTTCAGTATAATTTAAAGTAACTATATCACTTGATCTCCTGATGCCAGTTCCCTCTGGTTGTAAAAATCCAAGATCTTCAGTTGCGCTTACATTTTCGACAGGGCCCAGTTGCAAATCAATTGAATTTGTAAAGTGTCTAGGTCTTAATTCTTTGTTGGGAATGTCAATGCTATTTTTAATTTCTACTCCAGATTCTTGTGGTAAAATAGTTGTAAAATTATCTACAAAGAAACCTGATTTGAACCTATTCAGTCCGTTAGAGTCTGGGATAAAAAGATTTGCAGTATTCGTTTCAAGTAAAGAAAGTGTTGTATAATACTCAAGATTTTGAATTCTATCTTCAAGTTTTCTAATATCAGACATTCTATATCTTTTATGATTCAAAAACGACAAAGATGCTGTGCTTACATCATACAAATATGGAGGTAAAATGATAGAACCTATTTCTAAAGCATCATCAATTGGAATTGGTTTATCTAACTTCTCTGACGGCACACCGTATTGAACTTCAAATCTTCCATCTTTTGTTAAATAAATTCTATCAATTCTTCCAACAAAGAATGAAAAGTTAGTAACAATAGATTCGTCCGATGCTAAAATATTAGCAGCAGAATTGCCAGAACCACTGAAACTCCTACCAAAAAATTCTAGTGGAGAACGAGAACCCTCAAGAACAACATAATTTGAAACTCTAGGTCTAATGTCTATTATATCGGTGGTTCTATTGCCATTGATTGTGGTAATATCATTTTTATAATCAAAAGTATCATATGAATTTTTTGTTGTAATGTCTCCATCGTCAGAAGACTCATAATATGCACTAGTAAAATAAATTTTCAATCTCTTTGTTGGTTCTTTTATATTACTCTTTCTTGTTATAAATCCATGATCATAAAAAGTCCCCTCTTGACCAGAATTGAATGTATAGTTAGCAGAAATATTTCTACTTGGAGTTTCTAATGTTGTAATTATTGCTTGTATTTTTGATTCTTCAAATGTAACAACCTCTCCTTCTCTAAATGAAATTTGATTTTTTAAAACATATGTAATTTGAGAATCAGATAATTTTTCAGAAACAACTGCAATCGCTCCAGATGAGACCCCTTTAATTTTTTCTCCTATAATCAAATCTGAAGTTTTCCCTGTGGGACCGTTTAATGAAGATAAGGTTACCTTTGGTGCAGACGCATTTGCCGTTGTAGTTGATTCAAAAATACCAAGAATTCTAATAATATCTGGAGTATTTAATGAAATATTTTCATCCTGAACTCTAGTTCCATAAGGAAAATTACCAGAAGTAAGTCCATCATTTAAAGTTGTTGCTCCAACTCCAGATCCAACAAATTTAGACTTATCAACAATGAGAGTATTCACTCTAGTTTGTCTTTTAACTTTTGCCTTTGGTTTTGATTTTGTAAGTGTTGCTATTAAAGTAGCACCAGTGTCATTAGTTGATAAATTGTTAATTTGAAGAACTGTTGATCCTGAAGAGAATGAAAACTTATCAGAAGTGAGAACTTCAGTTACTCCATTTGATCTTATTAGCGAATATCTCTCTTCATCAAAAGGTAAAAAGGTTTCATTTGTTCCTGATGAAAGAGTAGAAGATAATTGATTTGCTGAAATATTTACGGTGAAAGATTTTCTAATAGTTAAAGAGGCATCAGTCAAATCTACATTTGAGATATTTCTTCTTGGCATCAATGTGTACAATGTATTATCAGTAGAATCACTCAACGGTGTAGATAATATTTTAAAGTCTGTTACCGATAATGTTGTTGATTGTGGAAGTGTCCCTGAGGCAACTCCACTGACTGTAGTTACTCCAGCGATCACGATAGATGTAGATGCTACACTTACAACTCTAGCAAAAATTGGATCTGCTAAATTTAAACCTGTAAATTTAACCAAATCATTTCTTTTTACAATAGTTCCGGGAAATAATGGATTAGTGCTAACAACAGTGCTCTCCCCAGATGCGGCTACATATGCTGTAATTGTTGCAATACCAACATTAAAAGCATCTTTTTGAATTGTATCTGCTGAAAAGGTTTTAGCAAACCCAACATTACCTAAATCTGGTCCACCGTAAACAGATTTTACATTTGTTATTCCAAAGGAGGTTACTGCTGTAGCTACTCTTGTATCTTCAATCCCATTAAAAATAAATGGTTCATTTGCTACAAATTCTCCTGATTTTTCATATACAGTCAATGCTGTACCTGCAGAAACTGAACTTCTTAAAAATGCAGTTGCCCCACTGTATTTGCCCTTTATAAAAGTTGGAACTGATAATGTGATTGGTTGATTAACTGTAATATGTGAAAAAAGTTGAACATCGTAAAGAGAAATATCCCACTCATTAATATTGGAATTAGAGGAAGAGTAAGAACCAGATTCCAAATTAAAATCATAAACTCTTGCTAATCCAATTTCTTTTCCAGGAGAGGAAATACTGCTGACACCAACTCTTGTATCTCTTAAACTTAAAACAAAAGTATTTCCAACTCCTACCACAGGATTTCCAAAAACACGATTTAATTTTAAAGTTGTTCCTGTAGAATAATTGATCCCTTGATTTTCTAGTGTTTTTGTAGTTCTTGTTTTGGGTGCATCGATGTAAGTTGTACTTATAGTCTCAATTTCATATCCTTTAACAAATGCTTTTCCTGGAGAAATTTCATAAAGTGCTAGATTCTCACTCGCCAGAGTTCCAGAATATGTAAATTGGCCTTCATCAAAAACTCCATTATTTGATATGCCATCATTTAAAGACTCTTTAACAGTGATATCAAATGGAGTTACAGTATAATCTCCAGATTCTGAGAAAGTTCTTCTTGCTAATTCATCAGCAATTATACTATATTGAGTGTTCTTAATCTGAGAGCGTAAAGTGCCATTACTGACTGTGGCTAGTTCAACAAAGTTTGAATCATTAAAATCATTTATTGATTTAAAAAATAATGAACATGTAATTTTTAAACGATCCGCTCCTGGAGCAGCGTAATTATTAAATCCCTTTGAATTATCTGTTAATGTTTCGTCTTCATCTGCATTAATGATTTCCTCTTGAATTCTAAGACCGATTCTTCCAGTTGGAGTGTTAGAATATTGTTGGAGAATAATAGTTTCGTCCTGAACATTTACAAAAGTTCCCCTTACAAAATAAACACCGTTAGAAATTGAAAAAGCTGCTGATGTGCTATTTGCATTTGTAGAAATTGCAGACGCAAAAGATTCTCCAGATGGAATGAATGTATTATTCAGGGGTCCAGTGACAATATCAGTGTCTGCTGCTAATAATTCGCCATCTAAAAATTTTTTAATATCTGGATTTTGCACTCCAGATGAAATATAAGAAATATAGATTGTTAAATTTCCTCTCTCAGAATTTTCTGATTTTAAAACCTTATCAATAATTGCAGTTACACCTGAAGTCAAACCAATAATTTTTCTTTTTAATAACTGTTCGATATAAAATTCAACAGGAACACCAAGATGAGTATTATTCAATTCTACTGCATAATAACTCTGACTATACGCAGTATTTCCTGGAATTACTTTTGCACCCTCTTTAAAAAAGTGCTGTCCAAATTTATTAATTTGATTTTGCAGGATTGATTGTAATCCAGTTAACTCTCTTGCTTGAACCGGATAACCTGGCTTAAATAAAATTTTATAGTAGTTATCATTATCATCAAAATCATCAAAGTATGGAGAAACATTGAGATTGGTTTGTTGAGCCATAGTTAGTTAGAACTGCAATATAACTTTGATATCTTCTTTTTGATTTGAAGATCTGGTAATTGATGGTCTATTGTCAACATAGATAATATTTCCAGAGTATTTTTTAACCTCTGGATTTGCTAATCCATTAGCAAATGTTTGACCGAGATAATATGTCCTATTATTTATTGAGGTAGAAAGACCACTAAATGCAGTGCCGATTGATAAATTAGCACTACCACCAACTATTGTTAAATTACCTCCTGTTGAGGGTGCTGAAGTAAATCTAGTTAGATTATATCCATATGTTGGAGATGTTTGTGATGTCCCTACTGTATTAAATCCAGCAAGAGTTCTTTCCTGCCAGTACTTTAGAACACCAGTTACCTGATCATAACTAATCACCTTACCTACGGCAGTTACTCCTGTTCCAACAGTTTGTGTTATAAGAGCATCTGGCACAAACGATGCTGAACTATAACCAGCTCCTGTTAAACGAATAGC